GCCCTCGGGGGCGGTCGCCGTCTCCTCGACGCCGCCCTCGGGGGCCTCCTCGTCGGTCGCGGCCCCGGCGGCGCCGGTCGCGATGAGGCTGGCGGCCTCGTCGTCACCGACCTCCACGATCGAGCCCGGGGCCGGCCACTCCGCGCCGTCGCGGGTGCCGGAGATCTGCACCTTCAGTCGAACCGAGGCCATGGCCCCTCCTTCATGTCGGGTCGGACCCTTGCCCGACGCCCACCCCGAGCGGGGCGACCGAAGCCGCCCCGCCGGAGAAGACGCCTGGATCAGGCGGCGTTGCCGGCGAAGTACTTGACCGCGCCGGTGGTGTCGACCAGGTCGCCGTCCGCGCGGAGGATGCAGCGGTAGGTGACGAGGTCGGTGTTGAAGGCGTAGTCGTCGGACCGCTCGAAGCGGATGCCGTCGACCATGCGGACGAAGTACTGCGAGATGTCGCCGAAGACGACCGACTTCGCCGAGAGCCCGACCGCGGCGACGTTCGGGTCGGAGTAGACCGGCTTGCTCAGGATCGTGTCGGGCTCGCCCACGGTCGCCGCCGGCGCCCACAGGTAGGAGCCGTTGGTGTCCTTGAGCTTGCGGGCCGTCGCGAGCGACGAGTCCTTGAGGATCCAGCCGCACGACTTGCTGTTGCGGTAGGGAGCGATGACCGAGAAGTACAGGTCGATGAGGTTGTCGAACGTGAACGCCCCCGCGACGCCGGCGCCGCCGGTGACGCCGAGGGTGGCCGCGGTGACGAGGCCGTTGGGCTGCGAGGAGCCGGTGCCCGTGATCGCGTGGGCGCCGAAGGCGTTGCCGACGGCGCGCCCGGCCTGCATGGCGATGTAGCCCTCGAGGTCGACCGACGTGTCGGTGACGAGCTCGTTGCTGACCTGCAGGAGGAACGCGTACTTGTACGCGTCGAGAGGGACCTGGCCGAAGGCCGGGTCGGAGGCGCCGATGGTGCCGGCCTCCGCGACGAGTGCCGCGGTCGAGTGCGAGGAGGTCTTGGGGACCTGGATCTGCTCGCCGCTCGAGGTGTTCAGCACCGTGGGTCCGGCGCTGAGGATGCCGGAGACATCGATCATGTGCGCGACCAGCTGGTCGTAGAACGAGGTCCGCACGGTGTTGGCACCGGCGCCCGCGCTGAGCTTGCTCAGGGTGCGGAACTCGGCGGTGCCCATCGGGCGGTCCGAGCGGACGTCGAAGGACTTCCCGCCCTTGCCCGCGAAGAACGAGCGCAGGTCCGGGGTGCCCTCGGGCTTGGGGGCCTCGCGGTCCTCGGGCTTGTCGAGGATCGCGCGGAAGGCCGCGTCGGCGTCCTTGGCGCGCTGCTCGCCCTCGACCAGGTCCTTGAGGCGCTGGTCGATGAGGTCGATGTCGGCGTTGGCACCGTCCCACGACTGACGCTCCTCGGCGGTCATGTCGCGGTTCTCGGTGGCGGCACGCTCGGCGATCTCCTTGGCCTGCTCCCAGGCGTTGAGACGCCGCTCGTGAAGGGTCTTGATGAGGTCGCTCACAGCGATCCCCTCTCTTCGTTGAACGGATATGGGGGTTGCAGAGCCGTGTCGCGGTCATCTGCGTCCGAGCACGCCTGGGACCACCGAGGTGCAGTGCGGCTGCGGCGTCGGTGGTGGGTTGGTGCGCGGAGGAATGGGGTCAGCCGAGGCGGCTGATGTACTCGCGGTCGCCGGGGATCGCGAGGGCTCGGACAGCGCCGAGGTAGTTGGGCACTGGCGTGGGCGCCAGGTCGATCACCGTGGAGCGGGGCTCGACGAGCAGCTCGGCGAGCGCGTTCGCGGCGGCCCGCTCGGTGACCTCGCCGAGGTCGAGGCCTCGCTGTTCGGCCAGCGAGCGCAGACCGGTGGTGGTGTCGAGGTAGGCCGGGGACACCACGGGCGCGACGTCGACGAGCTTGATCTCGACCAGGGTCCGCAGCGGGAAGCCCTGGTCGGTGAGCCCCCAGTCGTCGCGCACCGTGTAGAAGGCGAACGACGAGTGCGCGAGGTCCCCGCGCTCGGCGAGAGCGAGGCAGTTCGCGCCGTAGTCGGTGCCGGGCACGTCGACCTCGTAGGGCAGGCCCTCGGCGTCGCCCCGGGTCAGGGTGAGCGTGCCGGCGGACGTGCGCCCCAGCAGGAAGTGGTCCTGGTGCTGGTAGCGGCACAGGACGTCGGTGCCTTCGGCGAGGGTCTTGTCGACGGCCCCGCGGGCGACCTGCTCGACGTAGCCGCCGAGGTTCTGGGAGAGGCGCTCGTACTTCAGCGCGTAGCCGCCGAGGCGCTTGCCGCCGCTGCTGGCGCGCACCTCGACCGTCCCGGCGGTGGACCGGGTCTCAAGGGTGGCGGTCATGGCTTACCTCGTTCCAGGCTTGGGGTCGGCGGGTCGCTTCCAGACGTCCAGCCACTCGGACTTCTGCTCGGGCGTGAGCGGTGCACGGTCCTCGACGGCGCGCGCCTCGTCGTTGGTCTCGATGCCGATGCGCTGAGCGATATCGTGCGCCTCCATGCGGGACTTCAGGTCCGCGCGCACGATGACGTCGAGGTTGAACTTCACGTACTGCGGCTTCGGCAGCAGGTCGGAGATCGTCTCCTCGACGCGCGTGAACCACGGACGCATCGTGAGCGTCGCGAAGTTGAGGAGGTTCTGCTCGACGGTGGCATAGATCATCGACGAGCCGGTCTCACCGCCGATCATCTCCGGCGGGATGCCGTAGATCGTCGCGACCTGCGTCGCGGTGAGCTTGAGCGTCTCGATGAAGCGCGCCTCGTCGGCCGGCACGCCGATGGTCTTCAAGTCCCAGTCGTTGCCCGTCACGAGCGCATCGCGACCCACGACGGCGGCCTTGTAGCGCGTCTTGGCGGCCGTAGCGTCGTCGGCGCTGAGCACCTTCGCGGTGTTCTGCAGGTGCACGGAAGGGATGGCGCCGTTGGCGAACCAGTCGCGCGCAGTCGCCTGGGCCGAGTGTCCGGTCTCGAGCAGAGTGCGGAAGGCGCCGATCGGGGACAGGCCCCAGAACTTCCCGGGGAGCAGGAACCAGGGGATGTGCGTGACGCGCGCCCGGTCCAGGTGGCGACCCTCGTAGTAGTACTCGGGGACCGCGCCGGACTCGTCACACGAGACCCGGTCGGGGTTGAGCCACACCAGGCCGCTCGGGAACGCGGTGGAGCCGACGTCGTAGCCGACCGCGTTGCCGCGGGCCAGCATGGAGACGATGCACTGGGTCTTCCATGCCGACTGCGACAGCCCTACGGGCGAGGGGTTCGTCATCAGCTTCGGCTGCGAGCTCATGCGCTGCCGGGTGCCGTCGGGCGACTCGCGGTAGGCGTGCCACGGCGTCGAAGCGAACTGATCCGCGATCAGCCGCCAGGCCGCGTAGACGGGAACGAGGCGAGCCGCACCCTCGATGCCGGTGCCGAGCAGATCGAGGGATCCACCCGAGCCGAACACGTCCTGGTACGACAGCGAGCGCTGCTCGCGCGGCTGGAAGAACAGGCTCACGACTCACCGCGCTTCGGCACAGGACGCCCGGACAGGCCCCAGGAGATCCCGAGGGCCACCATGCCTGCAGCCACCAGCGCCCAGCCGAGGCCGGCGAGCACGGCGACTCCCGTGATCAGCAACGCCGAACCGCCGAGGTCGAGTCCGGTCGTGATCTTCTCGCGCACGACGGGCTCCTCTCAGTAGATGCTCGAGGCGACGTCGTAGTCGACGGCACCAAGCACGGCGTAGCTGGCGATCGCGGCGGCGTACAGGGTCGAGAGGTCGATGTCCGACGGAGCGGTGAACAGCCACTCGCCCCGGTCCGAGGACGCCGCGGCCGCCCGCACCGCGGTGTCGAGGTCCGGGTGCGGGCGGACCGCGATGCGACCGTCCTTCACCGCGTCGAAGAACCGCGCGCACGCGCGGCGCGTCTCGACCGTGTTCAGCGTGTCGAAGCCGGGCAGGTCCTCGAGGTCGGGGACCAGTGCGCCGGCCGCCATCCCACCGGCGACGACGACCTTGTCGATCGCGTGGCGCTCGCAGCGCTCGACGACGTAGGGCAGCACCCAGGACACGCCGTCGCGATGCTCGATCACCTCGACGTGCGTGCGCCCGTCGCCGCGAGGCGACGCGACGGCGACGCTCGAGGACGACCGGTCCGGGGTGATGTGGATCGTGAGCGCCAGGCTCGAGCCGGGCACGGTGTCGGCGTCCTGCACCTTCCACCAGTCGGGCAGGTGGAACAGGCCACCCACGGCGGGGGACTCCCACCAGCCCATGCGCTCGCGCATGAACTCCGGGACCGGAAGCGCGCGCCGCTCCGAGGCGACGTACTCGACCGTCATGCGGCCGGCGGTGATGGCCGGGTTCGCGGCGATCCAGTTCGCCGGGTCGTCGAGCATGCACCCGACGGAGCCCTTGGAGTGGTCGCAGTCGTCAGCTGCGCAGCCGCCCTCGGGTGCGCACCACTCGAGGTAGACCAGCGACGGGTCGCCGCCGGCGCGGCCGCGGTCGCGGATGTCGCGCAGGATGTCCGAGGTGGCCAGTCCGGCGCTCGAGGCGTAGACGACCATCGGGTTCGGCCGCGCGGACAGCGTTGGGAACAGCGCGCCCATCATCGCCGCGGTGAGGAACAGCGCCTCGTCGAGGATGATCAGGTCGCCGGACAGGCCGCGGCCGCTGGCCTGCGACCGTGCGACGAACACGATGCGCGAGCCGTTGTGGAACTCGAAGGCCTCCTCGCCGTTCGAGTACGACACCTTCGACACGCGCCGCCGGAACTCCGGCCGGTCCTCATCGTTGTAGAGCCGGAGCATTGCCAGGAAGGCCTCGTGCGAGGTCTTGTAGCGATGCGCCGACCAGACGATCAGCTGGTTGGACTCGAACACCGCGGCGGCGATCGCGATCGGCATGAGGATGCCGACCGACTTGCCGTTCTGCCGCGGCTCGACCACGCACGACTCGAGCGCCGCCCACTTCCCGGCCGCGTCGACGGACTCGATCGCGTCGATCGCCAGACACTGGTGCGGGTCGAGCTCGAGGCCGAACACCGCGGCCAGGTCGATGACGTCCTGGCCGTAGGTGTCAGCGCGCGGCGGGATCCACTGATGCGCCGGCCGGACGAGCTCAGCTGCTACGCCGGGCACGTCGCTCCGCGATCTCGTCGATGCCGTCCTTGGCCTTCGGTCGCTTGGCCTCGATCTCGGCCAGTGTCGCGCGGTACTCGCGCGCCAGGCCGGCCTTCGCGGAAGGCGGCGTCGCCGGCGACTGCAGCGAGAACTGCAGCTCGGCGGCGACCGCCTCGAGCGTGATCAGCTCGACAGGACGGTCGTCCTCGGCCGCCGGCGCGAGCTCGACGACCTCGGCGAGCACTGGGGCGCGCTTCCCGCGCTTGAACTCGGCCCGGTGCAGGTCGTTGCAGAACTTCGCGGTCGACCGACGGCCCTCAAGGCTCGCGCCGCACGTCTGGCAGGTGCGCACGGTCGATCACCTCGGCTCGTTCCGGAACAGTCGCGAGCTCGGCGGAGAAAGTTGGCAGGAGCGCGGTCGCCAGCGTGCCCAGCCTCAAAGACTGCGGCGGTCTCACCAGTCGCGTGATGGCCTGTACGTGGACCGCGGCGCGGTCCCGTTGGTCACTGCTGCGCCTTGGCGGGACTGGCAGGGCGAGTGGGCGATGCCCCACGTCGTGGTGTCGCTGGCCATGGCCACGGCCTCGGCGTAGCTGCGCGCCATGAGCAGGATGGTGCGCACGGGCAGCCGGTGCTCGACGGTGGCGGTGGACAGGTCGAGGACGGGGCGCCGGCAGAGGTCGCAGTGATCGCCGAGGTGGCGGGGTAGCCACTCGGCCCGGGCCTCGCGGTATCGCCTGTGCGAGCGCGGATCCCGGGACATCGCACCTCCCGGCAATGGCGAAGGACCAGCGCCCTGTGGGCAGACTGGTCCTCGGTGCGATCTTGCGTTATCCCTGCTGAAGCGTCAAGCATCAGGCTCCGCTTCGGCGTGTCCGTGGCTTCGCCGCGGCGCGCGCGGCGAGCAGGTCGGATGCGCGGTACTGGGGTCGTCGGGCTGTGCCGGCGGCCCGCTCGAGAAGGCCGCGGTGCACCCAGCTGCGGATCGTGACGGGCTGGACCTTGAACGCGGCTGCAGCGGCCGCGGTGTCGAGGAGTACGTCGCCTGCGACGGGGAGGCCGGGGATCCGGCGGGTCACGTGCTTTCGTCCTTGTCGAGGAGCTGGATCCAGGTGAGGCGCGGCCACACGGCGCCGCAGCGGTACGAGACGGGCATCGGCTCGTCGGGCAGGGCGGGGCCTTCCACGATCCAGCGGCCGACGCACCAGACGTCGCTGGTGGCGTCGGCGCGGACCTTGAGCTGGCCGCCGCAGTCAGGGCAGACGACCTGGAGGGTGGCGACGGGTGCGAGGTAGGACAGGGTGACGCGGGCGTCTGCGGCCCAGGTGCGGAGTTCGCGGTAGATGCGGGTGGCCCAGCGGTCGGTGAGGAGCGGGGTGCCGGCGCGGGTGGTGGTGAGGAGCCAGGTGAGGTGCTTGATCTCGCCTCGGATGCCGCGGCCGCGGGTGAGGGTGTCGAGGCTGGCGGCTCGGTCTGCGTCGCGGCGTAGTTGGAGTGCGGCGGTCTCGATGTTGGCGAGGGTCTCGAGGGCGGTGAGGGATGTGGGTGGGCGGCTTCCGGGCTTGGAGTGGCTGGTGATGTCGGCGCCGTACTTGGGGCCGTGGGTGGGTCCGGCCTCGAGGAGCCCGGGGCTGGGTGTCGGTTCGGGGTGGATGCCGCGGATGGGGCGCCGGCCGGCGGCCTGCTCGAGCTGGGTGATGAGGCCGTCGGCGCGCGTGGAGTGGTCGATGCGGCGGGGGATGGGGCGGCCGTCGGTGGGGGGCTTCCATCCGGGGACGGCGTGGGGGTCGACCTTCTCGCGGGTGTCGACGGCGGTGAAGAGCTCGTCGGTGACGGCGGCGAGGTCGGCGAGGAGGAGCGCGCGGCGGCAGGTGGGGCAGGCGTCGAACGTCGCGTGGTGTGCGCAGGCGTCGGTCACCGGATGATGCCCTTCGCTCGGAGTTCGGAGACGTGGGGCGGCATGGGTGTGGGGGGCTGCCAGGCGAGGTGTGCTCGGCGGGCGATGCCGCAGGGGCCGCAGGGCTGGTCGGTTCCGTGGGGGTGTCGGGGGCAGGTCGCGGGCGGGCGTTCAGCGCTCGCGCGCCCCCCTCTGTTGGTCG